GATGAAGATGTTACAGGTATTCCTGCTCTTCAACCCGAACTCAGAGACCAAGCAGCTTATTACGCAACACTTGTAAATACAGGAATTATGAGTCCAAACGAAGCAAGAGAAGCACTAGGCAAAGAACCAGTAGAAGGATTTGATGAACCAAGAGTACCTGCAAATATAGCAGGTTCAGCAGCAAATCCTGAAGAGGGTGGCAGACCACCTGAGGAAGAGGAATAATATGACAAAGAAAGGATTAGCGCTAAAACAAATAGCAGAATATATGGCGAAGAAAGGAAAAGTTCTTACACTAGCTGAATATAATGCTGAAACTGACACTCCAATTAGAAGTGTTATTGTTAAACGAACATTTGGTGGCTCATGGGCAAGAATGGAAGGAATGTTAAAAATAAACTATCCAGACTTATATGTTGCACCAAAACCAACACCTGCTCCTGCACCTAAAAAGACAGTAGCAAAAGCTAAAGTAGAGAAGAAAGATGGAAAATAAAATTTATCATTGGACTAGTACTTTTAAATCACTCGGCGAGAATGAAGACGGCGGCGTAGATATAAAAGGCTCGGCTAGTACCAGTGCCCTCGATAGAGCAGGTGATATAATCAATGCAGACGCATGGACAAAAGGTGGAGGATTAGAAAACTATAAAGGTAATCCTATAATTTTGTTCAATCATGATTATAATAAACCTATTGGTAGAGCAAAAGATTTACAAGTTACTGACAATGGCTTAGAAATATCTGCAAAGATATCTAAAGCTGCTGGTGAAGTAACACAATTAATTAAAGACGGTGTCCTTGGAGCTTTTTCTGTTGGTTTCAAAGTCAAGGACGCTGATTACATGACTGAAACCGACGGATATAAGATAAAGGATGCAGAGCTTTTTGAAGTATCTGTAGTATCTGTGCCTTGCAACCAAAATGCAACTTTTGGCTTAGCAAAATCATTTGATTCTATGGAAGATTACAACAAGTACAAGCAAACTTTTTACACGGCTAACTTAAACGATTCAGCAGACGCTGTTGAAGTTGAGCAGCCAAGTCAGGCGCAAGCCAAAGAAATGGAGACAAATATGTCAAACGAAAAACAATCTCCTGAGAGCAATCCTGAGTTCAATATTGAGTCATATGCTAAAGAAGCAGCTGAAAAAGCTGTTGCTTCTTATGCAATGAAGCAAGCTGAACAGAAGGCTGCTGAACAGAAGGCTGCTGAAGAAGCTGCTGAAAAGGCTGCTAAAGAAGCTGAAGTTCAAAAAGCCTCCGAGGAAGCAAAACAGGAAGAGCAAAAAACTATAGTCCAAGCTGGACTATCAGGTGCTGAAAAATTAATGTCAGATGTTGAAACACGAGTTAATGAAAAGCATGAAGATTTAGAGAAAGTAGTTAAAACACTTGAATCTCAGTTAGCTGAGAAATCTGAAGAAATCATGAATATTCGTGAATCAAAAAGAATGTTCACAGACAGAGGTAATGGCAACTGGAAAAAAGACTTCGAAAACGATATTCTTGACGCTAAATTCTTAGGATTAGCAACAGGTAAAGGTTATGATACTCCTTATGGTAAGGGTGTTATGGAGAAAGTCAACGCTATGAGTGGTGTTGGTGTATCTTCAGCAGACTTTGAGCAAGTTGTATCAACAAATATCGAAAGAGATATTCAGAATGAATTAGTGTTAGCCCCTCTATTTAGAGAAATTACTATGACTTCTGCTACTCAAATTATACCAATCATGCCTGATTCAGGTTATGCTGAGTTTACTTCTAACCAAGCTGCTAGTGGTTCATCACCGCATGGTAACTTGTCACAAAGAGGTGACGCATATAACCCTGGTTCTGCAGGTGGTATTGATTTAACAGAAAGAACTCTTTCTACTGTTAAACTGATTTCTCAATCATTCTTAGGTAATGAAACAGAAGAAGATGCAATCATGCCTATCTTACCTCTCATTAGAGAATCAATGGTAAGGTCTCATGCAAGAGCTATTGAAAATGCTATCTTAGCTGGTAACAACTCAGCTAACGGTGTATTCTCATCTGGTTCTTTTGAAGGTTTAATTCAAAAAGCTGCTCAAGATGACAGTTCAGGTACACACGTAACTGCATCTACTGTAGCATTTGCAAGTGAATCTTTAACTGCAGCTAATCTTCTTGATATGAGAAAGAATATGGGTAAATATGGTATTAACCCTGCTGAAGTATTGTACATTGTTAACCAACAAGAGTACTATAACTTACTAAGCGATGCTGAGTTCCAAGATGCTAACCTAGTTGGCGATATGGCTACTAAGCTATCAGGTGAAATCGGACAAGTATTCGGTTCAAGAATTCTCATTTGTGATGAATTTGCAACACCTGCAGTAAGTAAAGTTCACGCTGTAGCAGTATACCCAAGAAACTATGTAATGCCAAGATTAAGAGGCGTAACAATAGAATCTGATTATGAAGTATCAAACCAAAGAAGAGTCCTTGTGGCTTCACAAAGACTTGGTTTCACTGACTTAATTGATGGTGCAACAACCGTTCATGCAAGAACTTACAAATCTAGTTAATAGATAAGCAAGGCCTGAGGGGAGCCTATCCCCTCACTTTTACTATGGCGAATTTAATAACAGTACAAGAATATAAAAATGCAGAAGGGATTCTTAATCAGAAGGACGACCCACGACTAGATATTATTGTACCACAAGTTAGTGATTTAGCCAAAAGATACTGTGGCACTTCATTTATTGACCATTATAGTAGTAGTAAAACAGAAGAGTTTTCAATTCATGATAGCTTTACTAGCACTATAATTGTAAGCGAAAGCCCAATTGTAGCAGTATCAAGTGTACAAGAAAGAACTACATATGCAGATGCATATGAAACACTTTCAACATCAGACTATGAATATTATGTTGATACTAGCGCAGATGCAATAGTTCGAACTGATAATAATGGAAGAAAGAAAGCGTTTCCACAAGGTGTAGCAAGTGTAAAAGTTACTTATACTGCAGGATATAGTGCAACACCTAGTGATTTAAAATTAGCACTTTTTGATTTAGTTACTTACTATCTCAAAGACGAACATAAAGAAAGAAGAACGATAGCGGGCGCAACTTTACAGAATCAAGGTACTTCTGGAGTAAGAGATAATACTGACTTTCCAGACCATATAAAAAGAGTACTTGATTTATATAGAGTAATAATCTAGTGTCAAAACAGTTTAGAGAAAATTTTTTAAAAGAATTAGCCCAGAAAAGAACTGTTAGCTATGAAAAAGCTGTAGCAAAATTTTTTGATAGAGGAGTTTTAAGAATAGAAAGAAAAAAATGGGTTATAGTATATCAGGACGCATATATTACAGCTCAGACAGCTATGTTTAATGTAGGAGGAATGGTTGGTCCACCCTCACCGGTAGCCCCAAAAGATTTACCAGATAAAGTTTGGAGAGATTTGTTTGATAATTTAATGGGCACTGGAGGGTTTCCTAAATTACAAGGAAGTAGAACAAGAAATGACTTAGTAACATTTCGTACTGAGATATTTACATATACTTCTAGTATGATAACTTTACCATATACTAGAGGAAGACAAAATGCGAGCAAAAAAGACCCAATAGGAGTACCCTATAAAGGTAATCTTGAAGCAAGAGCTAAAGATGATTTAATCTCTTTTATGCTTAAATTTGTAGGCACTTCTAAGTTTATAAAACCCGCTATAAAAAGTCTTACAACTGCAACTGAGACAGAATATGAACATGGAGCAACAGGAGAACAAGACTTTCTTCAAGGTGCTTCTAGTAATATTAGACCTGAAGATTTAGTTAGAAGAACGGCTCTTGACGGCAAGCCTATTGAAGGTTCAGTGTCTAATGCAAAAGGAGCTCAAGGAGTAGTAACTGACCAAAGAATTGCTAACTTTTTAATAGAAGCATGTAAAGAAGGGTATGCAAAAGAAAATTGGTTTGATAGTGCTTTTGAATCTATTTTTGTAAAGTGGCAAGATATGTTTGGTTATGATACAGAATTAGACCAAGACGATAAAGCAAACTCTGTAAAATCAACAGTATCATTTAAAGGAGCAGCAGTTCCCATACTTTCCAAGATTAATCCTGGAAAAGTAGACACAGAACTACTTAAAGAGTTTAGAAGATTTTTAGAAAGCAAAGAGTTTTTTAGAGCAGAAACTATGCGATTAAATAGCATGATTGATGCTAAAACTGCAGACCAAATGTTTGCAGATAGTCCTCCCCCAAGTAAAAGAATGGAGGAAGCAGCTATTAAGTTAGCAGCAACAAATGTACTTGAAAATATACAAGATAGAGTTATAAGAAAAAGAAAAAAAGTAGGAAAACCAAAAAATAGTAAAAAGAAAGGAAGTTCCACAAAAGCAAGACTACGAAGTGCTGCAAGAAGTAAAGTAAGTACAAAAAGAGCAACTGTTAGTAAAAAAAGAGGAAGACCAACAAAACAAGCACAAGCAATAGGTGGAAATGTTTTAGCATTAAAAGAATTAATTAATAAAATTCTTCCTGATGCAATACTAGCAAAAATGCAATCTCCTGCACTTGTAAATAGAACAGGAAGATTTAGAAGGTCAGCAGAAGTAACAAATGCAATGATTGGACCAAGAGGAGGAGTTCAAATAGACTATACATATCAAAGAAATCCATATGAAGTCTTTGAACCAGGAAGTGGTCTTTC